CAAACAATTAATTATCAAGCAGTGGGTCCACCCTCATCAGGATTTCTTGTGACGGAAGACGGACGTAATATCGGAAGAGCTGTTGCACCCAGCATTGTAGACAATCCCGGAGTTATTCCGAGAGAGTCCTATAACAATGATTTGGCATGCGTTATTGGACGTATAGAACGTCCATATAATGCTATAACACCCCCTCTGTGTTATTCACAGTGGGCTATGGAATTTGCACAGTTTCTTATACCGACACCCGGAATTGGTTCACCTTGGAGTATTGAACAGGTCACTGAGTTGCAAAATAAGCCTACTCAGAGAGCACGTACTGATCGTGTCATTGATTGGATTACGGATGGAGATTTAGTGTTCATATCAGCTTTTATGAAACATGAATCTTATGGATCATTTAACGATCCGCGCAATATATCTCAAGTACCTACAGACCATACTTTGCGTTTGAGTTCTTATACTTATCCTTTTAAGATTGATATCCTCAAACACCAGAAATGGTATGGTTGCGGTATGAGTCCTAAGGAAATTGCGTGGAGAGTTAGTGATATATGTTCGAGTGTGGATTCAATCAGTGAAATAGATTATGGTCGGTGGGACGGCCATTATTCTATTTGGATGCGTGCTTTTCTTGAACGAGCTATATATTTGCGTTGGTGTCATCCAAAACATCGTAAAGAACTCGGTTTGATGTTGGAAGCCGAGGTGAACACAAAAGCTAAAACTAAACATGGTTTACCATATTTGCCTGCAGGCGCCCGCTTGTCTGGATCACCCCTTACCAGTGATTCAAACAGTGTGGGAGGTGCTGAGGTCGGTTACTTCGCTGGGCGTCGTGGGGGTCTCCCGCCTCAACAGGCGTGGGATATGTTGGGTATCTTTGTTGGTGACGACGGTATTACCCCCATTAAGTCTGAGTGGATGGAACTGGTCGCTCGAGAGTTGGGTTTAGATCTCAAATGTGAAACCCGTAATCGTGGAGACCATGTTAAGTTTCTTGGGCGTGTATTCCATGATCCTTTTACTGTTATAACTAGTGCACAGGATCCCGTTCGCACGCTTAAGAAGTTGCATATATCCTTTGCTGATATCAACATACCGAATGACGTTGCATTATATAATCGTGCTTTTGGTTATTATATGTTAGATCCAAACGCTCCTTTAGTTAGTGTTTGGTGCGCCAAGGTTCTCGAATTAATTTCGAAAAATAATCCAAAAATAACAGAGAACTTTGATCGCTTGTTCATGCAGCTTGAGGTCGATAGACCTTTTTATACACGTTATTCGGAAACTTGGCCACAGGCTGAATCTGGGTCTAAATTGGCCTATGAGGTCTGTGCTAAGGAGTTGAATGTGGATGTTGCAACAATTGTTTCCTGGGAGGATCGTATCCGTTCTTGCGAGCAACTTGACGATGTAGAGGCAATGATACACGTTGAGTCCGATCACAAGATCGCTGTTGTAACTGACGAAGATGGTTGTTTGCCGATAGCTGGGGTTGCGCG